GTTTGCGGAGAGTTAGATCATCCTCAGGATTTAAAAATCAATCTAGATCGTGTTAGTCATATGATTACCAAGATGTGGATGGATGGTCCTAACGGCTACGGAAAACTTAAAATTATCCCAACTCCAATGGGTCAGCTAGTACAGACCATGTTGGAGTCAGGAGTGAAGTTGGGTGTATCGAGTAGAGGTTCCGGTGAAGTAGATGGCGGTGGTAATGTTCAAGGTTTTGAAATTATCACAGTTGATATTGTAGCACAACCTAGCGCCCCGGGAGCTTACCCAACTCCAGTATACGAACATTTAATGAATACATTAGGTGGAAATCAGGCATTTAAAATAGCACAAGAAGTCAAAGGCGATCCAAAGGCCCAGAAATACATAGCAGAGAGTCTGGTGAGAATCATCAGAGGTCTCAAATAACAGTAGGAGAATCACATGCTAGATTTCGTTAAACAGTTGTTTGAAAACAATGTGATTTCCGAAGAACTTAAATCGGAAATTGAATCAGCTTGGCAAAGCAGAATTCAAGAAAATCGTGACCAAGTCACTGCCACACTTCGTGAAGAATTTGCACAGAAGTACGAGCACGACAAATCCGCAATGGTAGAAGCCGTTGAAACAATGTTAGCAGATCGCCTACAGGCAGAGCTATCAGAGTTGGCTGAAGACCGTCAAGGACTTATCGATGCACGTACAAAATACACACAAAAAATGAAATCAGATGCCACAGCAATGGAAGCATTTGTGTTGAATAATTTGCGTAAAGAACTTGCAGAGCTACATGAAGATCGTAAAGCAGTTGCTAACAACGTTGGTAAATTAGAATCTTTTATCGTGGATGCACTAGCGAAAGAAATCGCGGAATTCCATGCAGATAAGCAAGACTTAGCTGAAACCAAAGTAAAACTGGTGCGCGAAAGCAAAGCCAAGTTTGAACAGATCAAGAAAGATTTTATTGCTCGCTCATCAACTATCATTCAAGAAACAGTCTCTAAAGGACTCAAAGCTGAAATGGTACAGTTGCGCGAAGACATTGACGCTGCCCGCAGAAATGATTTTGGCCGCAGAATTTTTGAAAGTTTTGCTAGCGAGTACGCTGCCAGTCATCTCAATGAGAAGTCTGAAACAGCTAAACTTCTAAAAGTAGTTGCTGTAAAAGAGCAAGAACTTGAAGAAGCAGCAAGAATTGTTGCAGAAACACAAAAATTAGTAGAGAGTCGTGAACAACAGCTACGTATTGCACAAAACACAATGGATCGCAAAGAAGTTATGAGCGAATTGCTTGGGCCATTGGGTGGAGACAAACGTGAAGTGATGAAAGAATTACTTGAGTCAGTTCAGACAGAAAAACTATACACCGCTTATGACAAGTACCTACCTTCAGTGATGAATGGTGGCAATGCTCCAGTCAAGAAAGCGTTGACCGAAGGCAAAGAAATTACAGGCGATAAAAATCAGGCACAATCTTTTAGCAGAGAAGAAAAATCTGCTGAAATTTTTGACATCCGCAGGCTTGCGGGACTAAAAGTTTAAGGAGAACTATAATGTCACAATTACTCGAGTCACGCTGGTCGGAGACCAAAGAAGCTCTTTTAGAAGGTCTTCAAGGTAACAAGCGTTCAGTAATGGCAACTACTCTAGAAAATACCCGCAAGTATTTGGCAGAGAGTGCCTCAGCTGGCGCCACATCCGCTGGCAACGTTGCAACCCTAAATCGTGTGATCCTTCCAGTGATCAGACGTGTACTGCCTACCGTTATTGCTAACGAACTAGTCGGCGTACAACCAATGACTGGCCCAGTTGGTCAAATACATACACTACGTGTTCGCTATAGTGATTCATTCACTGGCGCCACAGGTGACAGTACTACAGCTGGTGAAGAAGCACTTAGCCCATTCAAGATTGCTGAAGGCTATTCTGGTAACACAAACGGCAAGGCTGACGCTACTGCTGCCAAAGAAGGTGTTGCTGGTAACAGACTAAGCATCCAAATCTTGAAGCAAACAGTTGAAGCCAAGACACGTAAGTTGTCAGCTCGCTGGACATTCGAAGCAGCTCAAGATGCACAAGCCCAACAAGGCATTGACATCGAAGCTGAGATTATGGCTGCTCTTGCACAAGAGATCACAGCTGAGATCGACCAAGAAGTTCTACGTAGCTTAGGTACTTTAGCTAGTGGCGCAAGCAATACAGTAGCATACAATCAGACAGCAGTGTCTGGTACAGCTACATTCGTTGGTGACGAGCATGCCGCATTGGCAGTTGCTATCAACCGTGTTGCTAACGTGATCGCTCAGCGTACACGTCGCGGTGCAGGTAACTGGGCCGTTGTTAGCCCACAAGCATTGACAATTCTTCAAAGTGCTACAACTTCTGCGTTCGCAAGAACAACAGAAGGCACATTCGAAGCACCTACAAACACTAAGTTTGTTGGTACATTGAATAGCGCAATGAAAGTGTATGTTAACACATACGCTGCTGATGACAGCGCAATTGTTGTTGGTTATAAAGGTTCTAGCGAATCTGACGCAGCAGCGTTCTATTGCCCATACATTCCATTGATGAGCAGTGGCGTTGTTCTTGACCCATCAACTTTCGAACCAGTCGTATCATTTATGACACGTTATGGTTATGTTGAGTTGACAAACACAGCATCATCTCTAGGTAATGCTGCGGACTACTTAGGTCAAGTAACTATTGCTGGTGTTTCTTATACCTAATCCGTATTAGAAATAATTGCATTAAATTCAAAAAGGACCTCCGGGTCCTTTTTGTTTGACTTAAATATCTGATGCAGATAGAAAGCGAAAAAGATTTTACAGAATTAAGAAAACAGTTCTTAGTTTGGCGTAAACGCTTTCCTATGTTCACGCACGATGTTTATCAAATAGAAAAAATTATAGACTTGCACATACAACAGCACAGCAAGATAATGGTTGATCACAGGCAGACTCACAGTAGAAGCCATTTAGAACGGGCTCAAAAAGAAATAGATGCTATCAATCAAATTATAGCTACGGTAGAAAAATTAGAGCTTATGGCTATGTTGGCCCGTGGATAAATAAAGTATCTAGCAAGATTGCGCAGCGCCACTGAGCAAGACCTAGAACGTCACCCTAAAGGAGAAAAAAAATGGCAAATAAACTAAGTAAAAGATTTTTTGGACAAACAGGAACAGCAACACCTACAATTCCAATTAGAGTATATAACGGTTCTGCAAAAGAAGGTTATATTGTAAATCAAGTTGGAGCACGTAGATTTAAATGTGCAGACGACACCGTAGTTCAAGACGAAGATATTGTTTTAGGCAATCAATATGTTATCGTATCTATCGGTGGAACTGATTTTACACAATTTGGTGCTTTAGATAATACAGTTGGAAGAATTTTCACAGCAACAGCTAACGGTGCTGCATTAGGTAATGGCACAGCTTATCAATTAATTACAGCTAGACTAGTACAAGGTACTAATAGCGATCCTACAGCAGCAAATACAGCTACACTAGTTGGAATGTTGAACGGAACACCAATAACTCTAAGCAAAATTAATTTTAGAACAGCAGTTGACTTTAACGGAAATCGTTATAAGTGGTCATTGCAAGATGACTCAACACAAACTTTATTGATCTTAACAGCTATCTAATCTAGGAAGTATACATGGGACAGTTTGTACAAGTAAGCGGTGACTACAACATCAAATCCGGCGAAGGCGCTGTTATCACGCTGGATACTGGTGTTGGTACCACTCGCGTCACTGGTAATTTGATTGTTGAAGGTGATACACTAAACGTCTCTGTTGAAAACTTAAATGTACAAGATAACATCATTACCCTAAACTACGGTGAAACAGGTAATGGTGTTAGTTTAAGATATTCGGGGATCGAAGTTGATCGAGGACTTGCAACTAATGTTTCTTTATTGTGGGATGAAAACGACGACTCTTGGAATTTAAAAGAAGGCGGCGGATATAATACCAGCCGACTTAGATTAAAAGAAATTTTAACTAACAGTGATACTGATAGCGGTGATCTAACTTTAATTGGTACAGGCACTGGGGTTGTCAAAGTAACAGGCACCACAGCCTATGAACTACAGGTTACAGATGATGACGACGTACCCAACAAGAAATATGTAGATGATGCAATTCAAACCAATCCTACTTTCCAAATTCTAAGAGGAGACACCAGAGCCGCAGCATTTGATATTGGTAATCCCATTGATCCTGGTTTATTTCCTATCGGACCGTTTTTCACACAACCATCAGAAAGTGTTATAGGATTTGCTGTAGATGATAATATTGTGGCGCAATTTTTCCGCAACAGAGTGCAGCTTGCAGGCATTAATTTCTTTCTAGAAGATCCTACACCTGATACCCCTGGCATTCCTGATGCTACTGTGCTACAAACAGTCAATACCAACGGCAATATCAAATTAGAAACCAACGGCACTGGCAAGGTTCAAATAACCTATGCTCTGCAGTTGGATAATCCCGGCGCAACTCCGGCAGCTGTTTCAAATGCCAGCTTGGTCTACGGTGGATCGGTTGGTACTGGTAGTACAGGTGTTTATTTTAGAAACACTGCCAATAATGACGAATTAATAAGCAAGAGCAAGGCTCTTGTTTTCAGCATGATATTTTAAGAGATAATAAAAATGATATACAGCACACGACTAACAACTTCAGGAGATACGCTAGTGTTTACCAGCACTAGTACAGGAGCCCCAGTTGGTGGCGCAGTGGTTGCACAAGATAATGCTATTACAAATATTATAGTTTGTAATACAGGAACACCAAACTTAACTGACGAAACTGTTAACAGTTGTACTCTTACATTGAATCTAGTAGTAGCAGGTGGAGTAAGTTCTGATACCAATACTATTGTTAAAAATCTAATTGTACCTGCAGGAGAAACTGTGTTTTTCAGCGATGAAAGAATAGTATTAAGAGGAGCCAGCAGCTACGGTAACGATCAAATACGTGCTACAGCCAGTGTGGGCAATCTGTTAAGCATCACAGTGAGCGCACTACCAGTATGAGATTCCTAAAACAAAAAACTCTCAGCAAGTACAGTCCCAGTGATCAATCACTGTTTACCAACCATTTTGGTCGTGCAGTCATGCAGCTCACTGGCGGACTTAGATTACCCAAAGGAACCACAGCACAACGTCCACAACTCAGCGGTGTTAGAACCACAGGTGCTGCCAATGGATTTATGAGATACAATACAACTACCAATTCCATTGAAGCATATATTGACGGAGTGTGGGAAGTGGTTAGAGCCCCGGGAGCCACTGCCATTACCAAGCAGACCTTGGGTCCCGGCGATAACGTAGAAACCACATTTGGTCCTTTGACAAAAATACCAAACAGCGACAACAACATTTTGGTATTTGTGGAAAACGTATTTCAAATTTCTACAACCAACTACAATCTTGTGAACAACTATCTTGGGTCAGGCAATACCCATATTGTTTTTACCAGTTCAGTGCCTTTAGACAAATATATAACCATATACTTTGGCTACGCTGACTAATATTACTGGAGCGAGTCAATGTCAGAACCGTTTGTAGCACAACTTGGTAGAATCAGCGGCAAGCTGCTGTCAGACAACCTTGTTAGAAACGGCACGCCTCTAACTTTTAGAAACGGTCCAGTAGATGCCGATCTGTTATATCTAGATGTCAACAATGCAAGAATTGGTATCAATACCAATCCTCCTACAGAAGCCTTAGACATCACCGGATCGTCTAGAATCGGCACAAATGTGCTGGTAACTGGTACTGCTGCAACCATAGACAATATAATTTTAAATACTTCCGGTACTGTGACGTCCACTGTGGGTCCTATTATTATTTCACCTACTGGGGCGGATGCTTATGTTCAATATGGAAAAGTTTTAACTCCTGAATTTGAAATTAAAGACAATCGAATTAGAGGACTAGATACTAATTCAGATATCACATTAGATGCCAGCGGTACAGGCAAGGTTGATATTTTAGCCAGCACAGATATTGCCGGCAACCTAGCAGTTACTGGAAATATTCAATCAACTGGCAATGTTAGATTAGATGGTCAATTTATCATAGGTGATAGTCCCTTAGATACAATTGCTATTGCTCCTGATTTTACACAAAGTATTTTGCCTGGACTAACAGATACCTACGATTTTGGTACAGCAGTTAAGAGATGGAGGAATCTTAGTCTCTATGATATGAACGGTGCTGATGCAGTTACCACACAAAATTTATTCATTAGTGAGCAAGTACAATTCAGTAACACTAATACCATTTCAACACTGCAAAGCAACGATAATTTAATTGTGTCTTCTGCTAGCGGTGTTGTTAGAATAGATGATATTTCTATAACAAAAACGTCAACAATTGGCCTATTAAGAAAAAAATATGCAGGCGATGCTGATCTAGATTCACAGTGGTTTGCTGGAAAAACCCCAGTTGAAACAACTGTTCTTACAGCAGGCATTATCCAAGGTGTTGACAATTTTACAAGTCCTGGTAGCTTAACTCCTTTTAGTTTTTTGTATACTGGATTCTTTCTAGCACCAACTACTGCCACATATACATTCACAATATTTGCCGACGAGAAAGCATACATTTGGTTGGGCAACTATGCCACAGCAGGATATACAAATGCAAATGCCAATGCCTACAGTGATTACTTTACTTCGCATACTGGCACTTTTTCTGTTGCGCTAACAGCAGGACAATTTTATCCAATAAGGCTGCAATGGTCAAATTTAGGCGGTCCTGGAGATCTTACAACGTTCACGTGGGCAAATGATGCAGGCCAAGCAACCACAGCAGATTTTACAGGTAGAGTTTTCACAGAACCATCAGCCGCAGGTACACAAGCAAATACAATCACCAACCTAACAAATGGTGCGCTTACTCTAGCGCATACAGGTCAAGGCTATCTAACCATTAACGATACTAATGCTTTTAGAATTCCATTCGGAACCACTGCTGAACGCACTGCCTATGAAGTTGGTGCAACTCGTTGGAACAGCGAAATAGGCTATATGGAATGTTTCGACGGCGGAGTTTGGCAAGTGGCTACTGGTGGCGGTATTGTTATTACTGCACCTATCATGGAAGAACTTGGCCACGTTTACACTCTCATCTTCGGCTAATTAGCCAATTGAACTAAATACTTGTAATTGCAGCTAACGACCAATTTGCTGCAGGATTCGACTGTGGTAAACCAGCAGAGAGCGCAAGCTGAAAATTTGGTTATCGGTGAAACACCGGGTATATAGGAGAGCACATGGCTATTGGTCGTATTTCCGGTCCGCTCTTAAAGTCAAACTTGATTCGTGACGGAGTCAATTTGGCCTTTGAGACGAACCTTCTTTATCTTGATGTTGTTAACTCTCGCATCGGTATCAACACGGCTGCTCCTCAATACCAATTAGACGTAGTAGGCACAGCCCGTACTACAGATCTCGAAGTTCTAAATCAACTAGACATTGGAAATTTTACCATCACGGGTAACACTATTTCCAGTGATCTACCAACCATAAGTTTTGTTGCATCTGGTGGTGAAGCTACAGCCTATCATTCTAGACTGGTAGTCAACGACATAGAACTCAGCGGCAACAAGATTTCTACCACAGCATCCAATGCCAATCTAGAATTAGATCCTAGCGGCACAGGCAAGGTAGATATACAAAGTGCTACAGACATTACGGGTAATCTACTGGTAAACGGTAACATCACTGCAACTGGTGATATTACCATAGGTGGTAATCTTACTATTGGTGATGCATTAACTGATACCATCACTATCAACGCCAGCATACGCAGCAGCCTAATCCCAGAAACAGATAACACATATGACCTAGGCTCATCGTCATACAAGTGGAGAGCAATTTATACACAGGGTATTTTTGCCACAAATTTAAGTCTAAGCACTTTCGATATCGGTAACATACATTTAGAAAATAATGCTATTACCACAACTGGTGGTACAGACCTTGTAATAGATCCTAGCGGAACCGGCAATTTAGTAATTGGTGATTTCCACATTAGAGGTAACTCAATTACCAATGTGGCAAACAATAGTATTACAGAACTATCGCAACAGGGTAGTGGTTATTTTAAAATTGCAGGTACAAATGCTTTTGTTGTACCGCGTGGTACAACAGGCGAGCGTCCAACTGCTTATGCTGTTGAAGGCATGACTCGTTATAACACTGATGCAAAAGCATTGGAAATTTGGGACGGCCTACAGTGGTCTAGTCCTGCAGGTACAATTGGTGCTGTATCAGAAAGTACAGCCAACGACATTGCAATTAGATTTGCATTGACACTAGGATAACACAATGCCAACCACATTCAAACACGCAGTCAACTCAGGCATAGGAACAACACCAGTAGATGTGTTGCAGATTCCTGTGGGATTTAGAGCAACAGTAATCGGATGCAATATTGCAAACTCAACAGAATACGACACAGTCAGCGTTGATGTCTATGTAGTCAGTGATGATAGCACTCCGGCATATTATGTTAGGGGTTTAGCAATACCGCCAAACTCAGCGGTAAAAATTATTACCAATGGTGAAAAATTAATTTTACCAGAAACATCAGGATTGAGAATTGTCAGCGATACCGCAAACGGTGTTGACACAGTGATCAGTTATGTGGAATTATCTTAAGGACTAAATTATGGCAAACAACTATTATCTAGGTAATGATCCGCAAACTGCACTGGGAGCTACTCCAAGATTTTTTTACGGACTGAGAAAAAATGAAAACGGCAGCTTGTTCCTAGAGCGCAGTGATCAAACCAAGGGCAATGATTCAATCCAACTAAACAGTCCTGGACTGGAAGAAGAAAACTACACAGATTTTGAAGTAGGAGTTGATTTTTTTGAAGGCATTGATGTCAATCACAATCCAGTCTATGATAATTTAAGATATCAGCAATATAGATGGGATGATAGAGCATTGTTCTATTTTATCAACGACGACGGTGAATTGGTAGTAAGAATAGGCAGCGGTCATACCTACGACAACGACGCATCAGAGGGTTAATGTAAATCATGGCAGAATTCAAACTTAGTAGATTCAAATATACATGGCACGGAGAATGGACTCCGGGTGCTAGATACAATCCCGACTATGTGGTCAGCTATGGCGGCAAAGTATATGTCAGTCTAGAAACACATAATTCCAACACCAACTTCTATGCTGATCTAGACTACTACAACAACGACAGCCCGCCCCTGTTGGTTCCCAAATGGGAGTTGGTCAGTGATGGCGTTAGTTGGTTGGGAGATTGGACCAACAGCACATATTTCAAACGAGGTGACACGGTCAAATACGGCGGAGTGGTATATCTCTGTGTGACAGGCCATACTTCAAGTCCAGCTATCATTTATGATGCTGAGGGAAATGTATTATCTTCTCCAGGCTTAGCAGCCTTTGCTAGCGATACTGTAAATTGGACAGTGCAGGTCAGTTCACAAGACTGGAAAATCGATTGGGCCATCAATACCTACTACAAGATCAATGATATTGTAAGATACGGAGGTGTTGTATACCGTTGCGTAGACTCACATCTGTCGGCTGCAGATCTTGCTGGAGGACTTGAATCCAGCCAAGCCCAATGGGTAGTAGTATCACTGTCAGATGATTGGCGCGGCGACTGGACCATAGCTACACGATTCAAGGTCAATGACGTTGTAAAATACGGCGGCAATATCTACAAGTGCCAACTAGCCCATACATCTGCATCTAATGCTGCTGACGGACTACCGGCCGATCAAGCCAAATGGGCATCATTGCATGTTGGTGTGGAATACAAAGGTGCCTGGACCGCATCACAAATATACAAGTTAAATGATGTGGTAAAATATGGGTCATATCTATACGTGGCCACAGCCTTTCACACCAGCGGATTAGACTTTGACTCTATACATTGGAGCGTGTATTGTCCAGGACAAGAATATGATGTTGTATGGACAACAACCACAGTATACCAAGCAGGCGATATTGTCAGCTACGGTGGAAATCTTTATGCAGCCATAGAGGCAAACACTAATCAAAATCCAGCTGTCATACTGTCAGCTTGGGAATTGCTGTTTGAGAATTCAAGAATTAGAGGCGATTGGACACAGATTGAATCTTATAAAATTGGAGATGTTGTCAGAAGAGGCGGGAATGTCTATCTTGCACATCAAGACAGCATAAATCAAGATCCCGATTTTTTAAATGATGACAGTACCACCAATGAGGACTATTGGGATCTAGTGATTCCCGGTGTAAGATGGCGAGGTGTTTGGAGCCAAGATCAAATTTATCTTGCAGGCGACACCGTGGTATGGGTGGCCAGTTCATATCGTTGCCTGGACAAACACCTATCAAGCCAAACTAATAGACCAGATGATGACGGTGAAGTGGGTTCTACTCTAGAAGGTAGATATTGGGCAAAAATTACCGACGGCAACAAGATCAACCGCATGAAAAACATAGGTGATCTAAGAACATTTGGCCCCACAGATGACGGCAGCACAGTGGGCTACAAGGCTTTAGAAATTGGCACACAGGGATTGACTTTGGGTGTAATTAACGGTGAACCTCAGTGGGATCCGTTGGCCAGCACAGAAAAAGTATACTATGTGGCAGAATTCGGCGAGGATCTACCAACTGCTGGCACCAGCCCACAAAACCCATGGCGCACAGTGAGATATGCCTGTGAAAATATCACAGGCCATGCCACAATATTTGTTAGAACCGGAGTATTTGATGAGATACTTCCGATTCGAGTTCCTGCATTTGTGGCCATAGTAGGAGATGAACTTCGCAGTACTGTGATTCAACCTGCCAACACAGTGCTGACCAATGACTACATATTGAGAATACTGGCTGCTGCAGATTATGTCAAGACCATGTTGAATTGGATTATTAGAGAATTACCTGTAGGCGATCCAGTGTTGGCTATCGGGTCTGTTGTACGCGGCACTATTGCGCAGGATTTTTCAGGCACACCTGCCACATCCAACGAAGTATTGATCACAACTTCATTGTTGGATCAATTTGAAACAAGACTAGAAACAAGTAACCCGGCCAGCATCAGTGGTACTAATACTATCACAGTAGATGCGGCCCGCCTTGCGGCTAGAGCACAGGTAGTGGCTAACAAAA